CTGAGGCTCGAACAGTTGGATCAAACGGCGTATCAGCAAACTTTATCTCACTCGCAACAGCAAATACTCTGTTCACTAACGGAGATACGGTGTGGTATTCCAGAGGTGATGCTTCGACTGCGAATAGCATTCAAGGTCTTTCAGAAGGCACTACTTACTTCGTAATCGCTGCTAATACTACTGGTCTTTCTCTGTCGCTCACTTCTGGAGGTTCTGCGGTTGCTATCTCGAACGGCGCTGCTAACTCAGACGTATACTTCACAAAACAAACTGCAACTGATCTCGGTCTTACGCTTGCACAAGCTCGTCTTGCAGTGACAGCTCTCAGAGATAAGCTTACAGTTGGTGACTACGTAGAAGTTGGTAACACTTCAGTTGGTAAGCAAAACATGAGGGTTACTTCGAAGGGTGTGCAGGCCGACGATGGTACGAACATCTTCTTTAACATCGGTTTCGACAGTACTTGGAATAAGTCGACTAACTTCAGTGATACTTCACTGAAGCGCCAGTGGGAATACTTCAATGTTGTAGAGTCTGCCCCCGGTGTATCTTCATCGATGACAAACGCCGGCGGTACAGCAGTAGACGAAGTTTCAGTTGTTGTAGTTGACGAAGACGGTCTGATCAGTGGAACTCCTGGTCAAGTGCTTGAAATCTATCAAAACCTTTCGCGTGCAACAGATGCCAAAAAGGATGATGGTACGACTAACTACTATAAGACCGCAATTAACGACTTCTCGCGGTGGGTCTGGGCTACAAATGATCGTGACGGCGCAGCTTCTAACACGCTGTCAAACGTTGCTAACTCGACTAATACCACTACCTATACGCGGTCGTTTGTTCGTGGAGCCGATGGTTCGACAGAAAGCGGAGTATCGATGGCCGCTCTCGGTTCAGCATATGATCTTTTTGCCGACGCAAGTACAGTAGATATTTCTCTTATTCTTCAGGGTAAGGCAATCGGAGCTAACGACGTTCAGCTAGCAAACTATCTGATCGACAACATCGCAGAAATTCGTAAGGATTGCGTAGTGTTCGTATCTCCCGCATACTCTGATGTTGTAGGTATCAATACAGAAAACGTGCAAGCTCAGAACATCGTAGACTTCAGAAGTCTTCTGCGTAATACTTCATACGCTTTGATGGATTCGGGTTACAAGTATCAGTATGACAAGTATGCAGACGTATATCGCTATATTCCTTTGAATGGTGATATTGCCGGTCTCACGGCTCGCAGTGATAATCTCAGAGATCCGTGGTTCTCACCGGCCGGATTCACTCGAGGCCAAATTAGAAACCTTGTCAAGTTAGCATTTAGTCCTGGAAAAATTGAAAGAGATCTTCTGTATAAGAACGACATTAACCCTGTGGTAACATTCCCAGGCCAAGGAACAGTACTTTACGGAGATAAGACTTTGCTTGGGCGCACAAGCGCATTCGATCGTATTAACGTACGTCGTCTGTTCATTACTCTTGAAAAAGCTATCGCGACAGCTTCAAACTCAACTCTGTTCGAATTCAACGACGAATTTACAAGATCACAGTTCGTGAATCTGGTTGAGCCATATCTTCGCGACGTTCAAGGTCGTCGTGGAATCTTTGACTTCCGCGTGGTTTGTGACGAGACGAATAATACTGCTGAAGTAATTGATAGCAATCGCTTTGTTGGAGACATCTACATTAAGCCTGCTAAGTCGATCAACTTCATCCAGCTAAACTTCGTTGCCGTCAGATCTGGTGTCGAGTTCAACGAAATCGCTGGCCAGTTCTAATAAATAAGATAAACCTAGGAGGAAAGTAAATGGCTTTTAATATCACTGAAATGAGAAGCCAACTAGCTTTTGGCGGCGCAAGACAAAACCTGTTCCAGGTGGATATTTTTAATCCTGCGAACAGTGTAGGGGATTTGAAAACAAGATTCATGTGTCAGGCAGCTCAGCTGCCTGGCTCTGATCTTGGAGTCATTCCAGTGTTTTACTTTGGTCGTCAAATGAAGTTAGCTGGTGATAGAACATTCGCCGAATGGACAGTTACGATTATTAACGATGAAGATTTCTTGATTCGTAATGCCATGGAAGAATGGTCAAATAGAATCAATCGTCTACAACGCAACGTAAGAGAAATTGGTCCTGGATACAAGTCACAGGCCACAGTAACTCAATTCGGGAAAGATGGGACAAGAATCCGTACTTATGATTTTAACGGAATCTTCCCAAGTAATATCAGCCCAATCGAACTCGATTGGTCGACAACAGATCAGATCGAAATTTTCCAAGTAACGTTCCAATATGACTATTGGTCAGTTGGTCGTGTTGGTCAAACAGGTCGCGCCGGCGGTGATTAATAAGTAAGGGGTAGTCATTACCCTTTACTTTTTTGTTATTTAAATTGGAGAACCCATGGCCGAGTTATTTGGTTTTGAAATTAAAAGAAAGCAAGAAGAAAAAGCGCTTCCATCATTTGCTCCGAAACAGGACGACGATGGAGCGCTTGTTCTTGCTGAAGGTGGAGCTTACGGCCAATACGTTGATATGGAAGGTGCCATTCGAACCGAGTCTGAACTCGTCTCGAAGTACAGAGAGATGGCTCAACATCCTGACATCGAGTTGGCAGTTGATGACATTATCAACGAAGCGGTTGTGATTGATCCGAAGAAAGAACCCGTATCTTTAAATCTCGACGGTTTAGAACAACCTGACAAAGTCAAGAAACTTATCCTCGATGAGTTCAACACTGTACTCGAGATGCTCGAATTTAATCAGCACGCATACGAAATTTTCCGTAAATGGTATGTCGACGGCAGAATATTCTATCACCTGATGATCGACGAGAAGAATCCAAGAGAAGGTATTCAAGAACTTCGCTATGTAGATCCTCGTAAACTTCGGAAAGTCAAAACTTACAAGAAAAGAAAAGTTTCTCGAGACTCGAACGTTATCATTCCTTCGGTCGGCGAAGAGTTCTATATCTATAATGAGAATGGCTTCGGTAAAGTACCGACTCAGCCGAACTATCAAGATCCTACTACGCAGGGCATTAAGATTGCAGTTGACTCGATCGTCAACGTATCATCTGGGCTTGTTAATGTCAAAGGTGACATGGTTCTCGGTTATCTACAAAAGGCGATTAAGCCTCTTAATCAATTAAAGGCGATGGAAGACTCGTTGGTCATCTATCGTATCTCACGTGCACCCGAACGTCGTATCTTCTACATCGATGTTGGCAATCTACCAAAAATGAAAGCTGAGCAATATCTTCGTGATATCATGACTCGCTTTAAAAATAAGATTGTGTATGATGCCGGAACCGGAGAAATTCGCGACGACCGTAAGCATATGACGATGCTTGAAGATTTCTGGCTACCTCGTCGTGAAGGCGGTAAGGGTACAGAAATCACTACTCTTCCAGGCGGTCAAAACCTCGGACAGATCGACGACATTGTTTACTTTCAACGGAAGCTTTATAAAGCTCTGAACGTTCCGATCTCTCGCCTCGATCCTGAACAAGCTTTTAACTTCGGCAGAGCCACAGAAGTGACTCGCGACGAAGTGAAGTTTGCTAAATTCATTACGCGTCTTCGCGCAAGATTCTCAGAAATTTTTAGTAAAATTCTTGAAAAGCAACTGATTCTGAAAGGTATCATTACCTCAGAAGATTGGTCAGAATTTAAATCTAGCTTTAAATACGAATTTTCTGAAGATAACCATTTTGCTGAACTAAAGAACACTGAAATCCTTCGTGATCGTATCTCGATGCTACGCGACGTTGATGACTACGCAGGCAAATACTATTCACATGAATGGATTCGTCGGAACGTTCTTTATCAGACAGAAGAAGATATGGAAGAGATCGACAAGCAAATTATTGAAGAAATGGATAATCCGCAGTATACTCCTCCACAAATGGGACCAGATGGGCAACAGTTACCCCCTGGAGATGTAGGTACCGAGCCAACTCCAGCTGATGCAACTCCTCCAACAGCAGGTAAACCGAAATCTAATTCTATTCCAAATGTACCAGATTTGGTAAGAAAATAAATACATTATAAATAGTAAAAAGACTTTTGGAGAATTTATATGGATATTGACGAATTGATTGGAGCAACCTTAGATCAACAACCTACTCGATTTGCAAACGCATTCGACGCAATTGTGCGTCAGAAGATTGACGCAAGATTAGAAGATGAGAGTGTTGCATATGCTCAGCAGATGTTCGCCGAACCAGAAGAAATCGATGACGAAGAATCTGATGATGACTTCGACGAAGAAGATTTCGATATCGACGACGAAGAGTTCGAAGATGAGTTCGAAGACGAAGATTTTGATCTTGAAGATTTTGACCTAGAAGATTTAGACACAGAGGAAGAAGACGACGATGGCGAAGACGCTTAAAGATTTCTTAAATGAAAGACAGCTTGGGCCGATGGTCGTCAAGAATCCTGACGAGCAGAAGTTCATTGACAAGCACGTAGTTGCAAAGACTGACGACCGCAACGGCAATGACGATGAACTCTTTAAGGGTTCGAAGGTCAAGATGGCTGATCGTCCAAAGCACCGTAAGGGCTACAATCCTGGCGAAGACGAAGAAGTATATGAAGCGCTGAAGGGCAATCAGCACAAGATCGATGCCAACAAGAATGGCAAGGTCGATGCCCATGACTTCCACCTGCTGCGTAAGAAGAAAAAGGTTGCCGAAGAAGCTGAAGAACTCGAAGAGCTTTCAACAGATACTCTGAGAAATTACAGAGCAAAAGCGAAAGATGATGCATACGACGCAGCTGATGTTGATGACGATCGTCGCCTCCGTAAACGTTCAATGGGTTCGTGGGATGCTGGTAAAAAGATTTTAAAGCGCGGTGATGCTTTAAGAAAAGAAGAAGCTGAGCAGATCGACGAGATCTCGGCCGAAAAGAAAGATGCATACGCACAAAAAGCCGGTAAGCAACTTCCAGGTCTTTTTAAGAAGTCCGGCGAAACTGCTAATGATGCTCGTAAGTATTATAACCGCAAGAATACTGTTCGTAAAATTGCTAACGAAGAAGCCGATCAGATCGACGAGATCCTTGATACACCAGAAAAAGCTGCTAACTACAAAGCCAAAGCTCAAAAGTCTTTCAGCAAGAATGTCTGGATAAGCGGAGATAAAGCAGCCCATCAAACAGCGAAAAAGCGTCTTTATGGTTTATCACATCCAAAGGTTGCTGAAGAAATAGAGATTGAAGAAAAGCTGAACATGGACAAAGCTTCAATGGGAACCGTAATCAAGGATTTCCAAAAGTCTGATGCTCCTCAGTTCCAAGGTAAGTCACAGAAGAAGCGCCAAGTGATGGCGATCGCTGCTAAGCTCTCAGCAGAGCGCGGTGGCAAGCCTTTGAACAAAGAAGAGCGTCTTCTTACTAAGCTTGCTGACATTTCAGAAACACATAAGAGAACGATGGTATCGGTCTTTGAGAAACTTAACGAAGATAACCAACGTGAGTTCATGCTAGCATGCGATACAGCAGAAGGCATCGAGCAAATGTTGGACTTCTCTATTCAACACAGAGGTGAATAATGGCTGTTACTATTACATCGAATAAGAAAAATACGTCGGCCGTTATTCACGTTTCTGCTGCTAATACCACGATTAAAGTATCTGGTAATAGCATCACGACAAACGTAGATGCTACTTCTACATGTCTTGCTATCGGTAACGAAGTGCTTAGCGGAGTATACATTACTCAAGCTTTCTTTGGAGTTGATCCGACAGGTTATGCGGTGATCAAGCGCGGCACAACACCGGTTGCAATCTATGATTCAACTGGATATGTCGACTATGCTGGTTCAGGTATGGCTCTCACTGTCGGTCAAACAGCAAACCTTACGGTTGAGTTCGTAGGTACCGCGAATGGCTACGTCTTACTTGAAGTACAAAAAGCTGGCACTCTTCCAACAGAATATCTCGGATAAGGTAAGAACATGAAGCTAATCACAGAAGTCGTCGAAGATCTGAAATGTATCACAGAAGCTCGTGAAGACGGGAAGAAGAACGTATACATCGAAGGTATCTTCTTACAAGGAGGCATTAAGAACCGTAACGGTCGTATGTATCCTGTAGAAACCCTTGAAAAAGAAGTGAATCGTTACGACGAAACTTACATTCAGAAAGGCAGAGCTCTTGGCGAGTTAGGTCATCCTGACGGTCCGTCCATTAACCTCGATCGTGTATCTCACATGATCACTTCTTTGAAGAAAGAGGGCGCCAACTTTGTAGGTCGTGCTAAGTTGATGGATACTCCAATGGGTAACATCGCCAAAGGTCTCATTGGAGAAGGCGTAAAGCTTGGTGTATCTTCCAGAGGTATGGGTTCGTTGAAGCTAAATAGAGAAGGTATCAACGAAGTTCAAGACGATTTCTATTTGGCCACAGCTGCAGATATCGTAGCAGATCCTTCTGCTCCAGATGCATTTGTAAATGGTATTATGGAAGGCGTAGAATGGGTTTGGCAAGATGATCTGTTAGTTGCAAAGAAAAATGCACAGAAGATGTTAGAGCAAACTGTGCAAAATATTGAAAGCGCATCTTTTTCGAAGCAGCTCGATGCTAAAAAGTTTGAAATTTTTGAGAACTTCCTCAATAAAATTTCTAAAATCTAACTTAGAATAAATAAATAAAATCTACAAGGAGTCAAAAATGTCAAATAAAGATACGAGTGAAATCGTTCAAGACGGTATCGATGAATCTGCTGGTTCGGAAACATTGAAGCCGAATCCAACACGCGCAGAGATGCTAGCTACTTTTAGCTCGCTTCTTGCACAATTGAAGGGCGAAGATCTTTCGCACTTCTTTAACGATTCAATCAAGCAATATAGTGCTGATGGCGTTCCTTCGGCGACTGCTCCTGGTGGAGCTCCTGCTATTGGTAAGATGCCAATGCCTACGCTGAACGCAGTGAAGGAAGACATCAACGAAGTATTTGATGGCGAAGATCTTACTGAAGAAGCAAAAGAAAAGTTTTCAACAATCTTCGAATCAGCTGTATCAGCTCGCGTTTCGATCGAAGAAGCTCGTCTCGAAGAAGAATTCGCTACGAAGCTCGACGAAGCAGTAGAAGAAGTAAAAGAAGAGATCACTACAAAAGTCGATCAGTACCTCGACTATGTAGTAGAATCGTGGATGGAAGATAACAAGCTTGCTATCGAATCCACAGTCCGCGCCGATATTGCAGAGAATTTCATGGAAGGCCTCTACAATCTGTTTGCTGAATCATACATCACAGTGCCTGAAGAGAAGCTTGATGTAGTCGGTGAATTGAAGGCACAACTCGAAGAGCTAGAAGCAAAGCTCGACGAGTCTATAAACACGCAATTAGAACTACAGTCAGTCATCGACGAAGCTACAATGGAAGCAACGTTCGACGAAGTGTCTGAAGGTCTTGCTGCTACACAGGTAGAAAAGCTTCGCACACTTGCAGAAGGTATCGAGTTCACAGATAGCGAGTCTTATGCAAAGAAGCTCGACATTCTAAAGGGCAAGTACTTCTCTGAAAAGAAGGAAGTTAATACTGGCGTTATTTCGGAAGAAGCAACAGAAGGTCTTAACGAAGAAACTAAGCCTAAAGCAGTTGGTGAAATGGCAAACTATGTCAGCGCGATTTCGAGAACCAAAAAGTTTTAATTTGATAAATAATAAACAAATCCTAAGGATAAAGGGAGAATAAAATGTTAGCTGAGGAACTAAATACCAAGTGGAAGCCAGTGCTCGAGCACTCGGATCTTCCAGAAATTACAGATTCACACAAGCGCCTTGTCACAGCGACAGTGCTTGAAAACACAGAGCGTGCACTTCGCGAAGCTTCAGGCCAAGGTAGTTCACAACAAATGCTTGGCGAAGGCGACGGTCACGTCAACTCCGTAGGCAGCGGCCAGGTTGCAAACTTCGATCCAGTACTGATTTCACTC